GTGAAGATGCGTCCTCCGGGCGTGTCTGGCAGAAAGTTTCTTTTCGTTGATACAGATGTAGAGCGGGAGCCGGGAGTGCCTGCTATGGTTGCAGGTCCCGTGCTCCGGAGACATTTGGATGAGATTTGGCAAGGTTTGTTGGATGGAGACATCAAGTACAACTACTTTGTCGATACTCTGAAGGATGAGAGGCGTTCACATCATCGTTTATACAAAACTCGGTTTTTCAATGTGCATAATGTGGCGTGGCTAATTACATGGAAGCGTCTTTTTGGCGCTGTAATGGCTATGAAACTGACTGCGCGTTTTGAAATCGGGTCGGGGCTGGGTATGGATACCCACGGACCCGAAGTGACGGTGTTGATGAACAAACTGTTGGCCAAAGGAGACAAGTTTCTAATGACCGACGTGGCTGAATGGGATGGCACTAGGCAAGCTGAAAGCTGTGACGACGCTATGGAAGCGGATATCAGACTGATGGCTTTGCATGAGAAAGAGTTGCAATATCATTCGCGGCGAGTAATGTGCAAGGAAGCACAAGCAATCAGAATACATATTGTTGAGTCGACAGTGTACTTAACTTTTCAGGGTGTTCCGTCTGGACGTGGAGATACGTCCGATATTAACACCGGAGTACATGACGGCGAAAACTATGCAAACTGGTTGGAGCTCGCAAAGCACTATGTTACGCAAGTGCCTAAAGAAGAGCGTGACAGAGTCGCACATTTTACCACGTGTGATTCAAAGGATGAGCATACTGAAGAAGTGTGTGTCGGAGATGATGGTGGAGGTACCGTTTCAGATGAAGCGGTTGCATTCTACAATGAGGTGAACATCGAACATATCTTCGAGCATTACGGAACAAAATGCACTCCTCCCAACAAAATTGAAGGGCAAGAAGTTCAGCCATACGTGCAAGTGAATGAATTTGAGTTTCTGAAGTCGACCTTCAGGAGAGACGAAAATTTTCGTTTGCTTTGGCACATGCAAATGTCGCCCAAGGTAATTCGAGAATTGACGAATTGGGTTACGGTTCATGGAGATCCGTACCAGCTCTTTTATTCCAATATGGATGATGCCCTTCGTTTTGCTTACCACCATGGGAGGAAGTTTTTCGAAGATTACAGAACGGATGTCAATAGCGTTCTGGATTCTTATGACGCCCCTCTATTGACAACAAATTATGAGGAGGTACGTGAGGACTTCTTGGAGAAATTCGACAAGTTCCTTTTGTACCCTTCTAACTAGCAGCCTGCTAAGAACTACGGATACTTCTATCTTTAGGTTAAGAGCATTACAAAACCCAAAAACAGTAACTTTCTTAATTTTAGCTTTCTTCTAGGTTAAACAGCTATTAACGAAATAACAGATTTATGATTCTAACCAAGCGCAATTGGCTAAGCGCCCACCCATTGGATTTTTCATTTAAAATAAGTCTTTATCAAAAAAAA